TCGCATAAAATTGTAGTAGTCGTACTCCTTGTAAAAGCCGTTACGCTTGAATGTGATCCTCCTGCGCGGACCAAAACGATCCCAGAGGATCGACAGCAGGCACTTTAGAGCCTTGCGACTCAAGGCGTTACTTTTACCATCAATCGAGGTCACGGTCAAGTCTACGAAGACACTCTCGCCAGCTTCGTCATGTTCATAAGGATCAGGGGCTTCCACACCCTTTACGCACCTGGCAATGGCCACACCAGCCACCTCGTCTCCGTTCTTGGCCACCCCCACCAGATCCCGCTCCTTGTGCCATTCAAACCATTCCCTAAAGGTTGGCCAAGTTGACTCAGGCACGCCGGAAGCCTCGATAAACTCTACCGCCGTCACGAGATGTTCTTCTGCACCTCGATGGTGTCAGGGTTGGCCGCCGCCGTGATCTGGCGGATGGCAAGCTTGTTGGCTGCGGATTGGATCTTGATGTTCAGCAAGCGCCATTTCTCGTATGCCCGTAGGTCGCTGGCAATCCTTTTCTTGACCGAGGACGGCAACTGCGCGGGCAGGACAAATGGCAGGGTCAGCACCGCGCTTGAGACATTCAGGTTGGGCTGAACGTCGATGTCGCCCACATCCGTATCCCGCTGGATGGAGATGGTCGTGTCGGTTGAGAAAGAGTCGTCAAAGACAACCTCAAAGTGGCTGCCGTGCTTCTCGGCAAATGGATCGCCAAAGTCCATGTCGGCGGTGCGGACGTAGGATTCGTAATCCACACCGGCATCCTGGTAGTCTGCGGTCGTCACCTGGGCCGGGGTCTTGTATCCGCTGTATTTCTGGATCTGGCCGGTGGTCGATTTCTGCATCAGCCGAAGCCCTTCGTCCTGAAAGTTTGTCAAAGTGAACTGCATCACATTCGGTGTCCAGGTACCCTCGAATGCACTCAGCACCGTGTTGTACACAATGATGGTGTCGTTGAAATCATTGGAGCCTGTCGGCACGGCAAGGAAGTAGCGGTTGTCATAGAATGCCGCCGTGCTGATCCCAATCTCGGCCACGTTGATTTCCTGAATGACATCCTTGATGACCTCGGAGATGGGAAGCCCAACCGAGGTGAAATCGTCCGCCGCAGACCGAACCAGCGAGCGGATGCCGTCGTCGGAAAGAAAGAAGATGTCGGAATTGACCTGCACGGCGGAACCCTCGGCCACGCAGCCTGTGTTGTTGGAGATAAGCTGGATCACCCAATCCGCCGCACTTGTCATGTCGGGCGGGATTGTCACCTGAAATATGCGCCGCTTCTTGAAGACGATGATTCGGTTCTCGTAGTATGGAACAATGGCCGTGATCTCGTCGCCGTCGTCGGCGTTGATAATGGCGCTATTGGCCGAATCCCAAATGGATGCATCTAGAATGTCGGAGGCGTAAAGCGTGTTTCGGTTGGCCGCAGATCCAACGCCAAAGAGGCGGTTGCCGGTGTTGATTAAGAGCCTGAGATTGAGCGGCGGCGGGCTGACCGTGGCGGTTGCTGTCGCCCCGGAGCCGTTGCCAATGATGGTCACGGTCGGTGCGCCGGAGTAACCCGACCCGCCGTCCACAACGGTGACGCTGGTGACGGCTCCACCGGCAACCTGCGTAATTAGGGTCGGCAAGGTGCCGCCCCAATCCGGCCCGGTCACAATGGCGGTCGCACTGGTATAGCCAGTTCCGCCGGTCGAGATGGTGATCGCCCGAACCTTCCCGCCCTGCCGGGTGGCAATGTCACCGTCGTAGTAATAAAGCGGACCATCCGCATCGGCCAGATACATCTTGTCGTTGAACTGCGCCAAGCTGACCTTGACGTCGTAATCCGTCGAGAATCCGTCCGACCATTGTTGGTTCTCATTATCCCAAGTGCGGGTTGCGCCGGTAAAGCTGTTCCAGATTTCGTCAGGCGGATGCAGGGTTGCGCTTCCGTTGGAGTTGATGCTGTAAAGCCGCCCCTGCGTTACGGTGACAAGATCCTCATTCTGCGCCGTGTCGTAATACCGCATTCCGCCAATGGAACCTTCCTGGCTGGTGGCCGTGGTGTTAAAATTAGTCACGCCACGCCTAGTCTCAAGACTCCCTTTTGGAGACAGGGTCATATTGACCAACTGTTGAACCTGGTTCTCGGCCAGAAGGTCTGATTGCAGACCGCTGGCCTGACCACCCGCAAAACTGCGGATGCCGTCAAATGCCAGAAGGTCGTCTAAATTGTCGCTATAATAAGGAATAACAACCTCCTTTTAGGAAGCGGTAATTTCTTCAGTTGTAAGGTCGCCCAAGCTGGACGGCGTAATCTGCTTGATCCCACCAACCTGGCTCAGTTCGTAGTTGGCCATGACCGCGAGGTCGGCATTGGCGGTCTGCACGACCGACTGCGCCTTGGCGTACTGCCGTTCACGCTCTAGGGCATCGGCATGGGTCAGGGAAAGCACGACTTGGTGGACGTGTGGAAGGCGAAGCTCGTCATCCAACGCCTGCGTGGTCGGCGGAAAGTCCACGATGATGTTGGTTCGGGTGAGGCATTTCAGCTTCTCCACCACGCGCAGGCTTATCGTCCCAGCAGTCTCCAGTCGCGGATACAGATCAAGCTGTGCAACTCCGCTCGTATTCCTGCCAGTAAAGTGATACAGCACCGGAGTACCCGTGCGGGTGTCTTCGAGCAGGTCGGCGTCCTGGCTGATGATGGTGGCAAGGTCAATGGGTTCAACTTCGGCTTGGTCATAGGATACGGAGAGCGGTGTCTCCACGTTGGTTCCGAGCGTGATGGTGCGGCTGGTTCCGACCGAGTAGGTGGAACTGGTAACAGTCTCGCGCCAAGGTGCAAAGTTCCAGACCCGGCGGTAAGCCAGGCTTGCGGCTTTCTGGAGGAAAACCAGCGTGTCGGAGTCGGTCTTGCCGACCTTCTCTCCGGCGTATTGAGCGATTTCAGACAGGGTCATTTACTGGCTCCTCGGGGGTGGGTTCGGGTTGCGGGATCGGCTCGGTGTTGAAACGCTCGTACACTTCGCCATCCACCTCCTCAGTATACGCGCCTGTGACCCTTTCGCCAGCGGGTACGCTGGCCGGGTGGTATGGCTTGATCCCGATCTGGGCAAGCTGTTCCTTGCTCCAGCACCAGAAGATGCTGGCCGGATGGTTGACATCTCCGATGCGGATGCCTTGAGGTTGGCGGATTATGTTATTGGTTGATGTGATCCACATATAGTCTCCTATCTTGCTCTGGCGTATTTGAAGGGGGATTCGGCGAAAGCGGCGAAGATGTAAGTTCCTCCAGATGTATTCCAAGCCGCATCAGTTCTTCGTATCTTAAATCCATTTGATGTTACATCACCCCATCCAGTATATGTACCGTCTGCCTGTGAACTATTGGGTATAAGTCCTAGTTGAGTCGCATTAAATGAATCTCTTGCAGTGTCAAAAATATACCAATCTCCAGTGCTACTACTCATTTTTACCATCACCCACCTCGGCCTAAACCCGCACCACACAAACGGCCCGTCTGCCGACCCGTTTCCGGTGTAGCTTCCGAACTTGGAGTAGCCTTCGATTTCGGCGAAGCAGTAGGCGATGTAGGTAATTCCATTTGAATTAAGGTTGGCTCCATTTCCAACTGAAAACACTGTTGATGTCGGAGGGACAATAATCGTATTGTTACCCCAAGTGTTGATAGCTGAAGCAGAATTTCTTGCAGCCGTAGAACTTAAAAATATATAATATCCCCAAGGGCTTGAAGAATCCAAAGAAGCATGACCTACAACCCAATCACCAGTTGTTGATCTTGTTTTTGCAATTATCATTTTTGGAGTTGCGCCAAGCCCATGTCCGATGGTTGCCGCAGATCCATTACCCGTATAGCTGACAACGCTGAATCCGGCCTGCGGGTTTACCCTTACAACACTTGTGGTAGAACCTGCTGTGTTGGTTGAGTTGGTTGAGCCTGCGTCCCAAGACCAAGCGACATATTGCGTTCCGCTTGTGTTTAACAAACTGCTTGTGCCAATCGTGAATCCGGCAGAGTCAAATGCCGTAAGGCCGGTCGAACTCGTTACCTCTGCCGCAGTGCTGTTGCTTGAAAGCTGTTGTTGCGCTCCTCGCACAATGTCGTACAGCGCATGATCTGTCGTCGTCCCACGATTCTTAATCCACACCAGATCCGGGCTGAAGCCAAGGCTGGAGATGGCATTGGATGCGCCGGTGCCGGTGTAGGCCAAGGCATCCATATACTTGCTAGGCTTCTGGATCGTCGGCTGATCTAGGCTAGTTGTGCAGATTGGCTTATATCCAGTTGGCAGTGTTCCGGCAAAAGCCCTTTGGCCGCAATTTAAGGATGCCGTAATTGATGCTCCTGTGCTTGCATACGGAAATGGCGGGGTTGTCGCCGTGGCCTGACTGGTAAACGAGCTTCCGTCAGTAATGTTGGCATATTCAAAAACACCTGCCTCAGACAGCTTAAATCCAAATGTCTTTGCTGACCCAACCGTAATGGTGCTGGTGGCTGCCGTGGAAATGATTCCAGCAAGGCAGGTTCCGCCAGTTGATGTCACCTCCCAATAAGCGTCATATTTCATCAACTCATGGTTTCCACGCGCCGTGTCATTGGTTACATCAAGATTTCCATTGGCCGCAGAATCCCCGTTAATCAATGGATTCCAAGTGCAGAAATTTCCAACTGTACCAGTTCCGCTTCCATAATTCGTCGGGCTATCCACAAGGCTGTCGTTGCCTGCGCCTGCGGTTACGGAGAAGTTATTCGGAGTCCAGTTGTTGCCGTTTCCGCTGGAGTCCTTTCCAAGCGTGGTGGATGTCGTTCCGCTATTATCGGCAAACTTCAGATAAAACCCATTCGTCCCATACGTCCCACTGTAAGCCTTGGCCTTCCAGCGGCCTGTGATGGCATCGGTTTCTCCGAAGCTGGATGGGGTCAGGGCTTGGCCGTCGATGAGATACGTTTCTGTTTGGTAGCAATCAGAATATCTAAATTTTGTATTTGTGTATGCTCCAATAATATGAGCAACATTATTATTAAACACCATCTGAGTATTTTGACTTGGATATGTAGCCGTTGAAAAAGATGTTACCCGTGATCCATTTATATAAATTTTAACTCTATCGGATTGAGATGCTTGAGTTGTGTCAACTGAAAGTAATATATGATACCAAGCAGATGAATCCCTAAATACTTGTGTTGATATAAGTCTTGTCGTGTATGAACCAGACTGATAATCAAAAAAACTTAAATCGTTTGTGCCTGTTGCGGAGCCTGTTTCTGAAAATGATAAACTTGAAACTGTATTGCTATCTGGCCCAGCAGTTATTGGATATGCGTATCCAGAAGAAAATTTCAATAGTTTTATCCAGCACGAAAATGTAAATGTCCTCCTATTTCCCGCGCTTGAAGGAGTCCGATCCAAATACGCCAAATCAGCCGAATTGAACCGCAGGCTCCGCTCGATGCGGTAGGTGTCGGAGTCGCCCCTAGCCCCAAAGAAGCCGGTCGGATGGACGGGCCAAGGCATAGTGGTTAGGAGAAGTCTTGGCTGGTTACGCCGTAGAGTACGGTGCCGTTGGAAACGAAGGCGAGAACGTCAACGTCGGCGGAGCCGGTTGACAGGACGGGTGCAGAGCCGCCGGGGAACTTGTAGGCCGTGCTGAAAGAAAGAGTATTATTTCCAGCCGTGCCTTGAGTGACGACAAGCATATAGGTTGCACCGTCAACCGGGTTGGTCGGGGTGCTTAAGGTTGAGTTGGTGGTCACCTCCAGCTTGGCAACTTGATTGGCGGACAGATCCCACGCAATCGTGCTGCCGGTGCTGATCGTAAGGCTGGTGGCATTAAAATTGTGAGTCGCAGTATATTCCTGCGCCGTGTTGACCACGGCCACGCGAGTACTGACCGTTGCCGTGCCGCTGCTGATTGTGACATCACCGGCGAGCGTTGTCGTAAAATTGCCAATCGTGCCAACCGTACTATTGATCGTGCCAGAGAACGTGCCGCTTGAGCTATTGAGCAGACCGCTGAAAGTTCCTCCAGTGATCGTTGCCGTGCTGGATGTGAGCGTCTGGATCGTTCCGTTGGTAATGTTGGCAGCGGTGGAAGTCGTGGTCCCGGCGGTTAGTGTCGGGATGGTTCCGATGGTGATGCTGGCCGTGCTTGAGGTAAAGTTCGGAATCGTACCTGTCGTGATCGTGGCATTTGTGGAAACCAGCCGAGTTCCAGTGGATGTGCCGTAGGAAATGTTGTTGATATTAGCGTTGGTGTAGGTGCTGATCGTCAGCGCATCCTCGAACAATTCGTTTACCGTGACGGCACGAGGCGCATCATTGGCCGTCAGATCCGCGTCCGCAATCAATAGTTCGTCGGCTGAGCCAACCGAAGTAAGGTTGGTCTGGTCGGTGATTAACGCTTGGTATATGTCCGTGCCGTCAATAAGGTTGTGCAAGCCTGCGGCAGTTACCGTGCCGTTGGTGGCAAAAGTCTGGGAGCGGTTGAATTTAATGGCCATTAGCTTGTAAACCTCAGTGCGGTTGCGAAGATGGTTCCGGCAGGCACGGTTCCTGCTGTCGAGCCTTGGTTAAGAAGATTATACCTGACCACGTTGGCGGCTGCCACATGGAAGTCCGTGGCGAACAGAACGGTGCCGGTGGCAGATCCAAGCGAATTGATGCTTCCGATGACGATGTCGCCCAAGGCCGCGCCGGTAAGCGCAAATGTCCCGGTCGTGGTTCCAGCCGCATTGTATTGCGGTGCTGTAGCAGCACTGAACGCAGCAGTGCCGTAGCTGACGGCGGTAAGCTTAGGACCGGACGCACCGAACTGCTGTGTACTGGAAGTTATGTAATTCGATGTAACCGTTCCAAGTGTGTTGGTCCCAGTGGATGCCGTAATGGTCGAATTAAAGGTTACTGCGCCAAGTACGGTGCTGACCGTTGCCGTGGAAATGGTCGCTGTGCTGATTGTGGCCGTGCTGATTGTAGCTGTTGAAATTGTGGCCGTGCTTGCCGACAGCGTTCCAATGGTCGCCGTCCCGGTGGATGCCGTGATGTTGGAACCAAAGGTGATTGAGCCAAGCTGAAGTGGAATTGTGGCCGTGCTGATCGTGGCCGTGCTGATCGTGGCAGTAGAAATGGTAGCAGTGCTGGCAGAGAGGGTCCCGATGGTGGCGGTTCCAGTAGATGCGGTTAGGCTTGTTCCAAAAGTAACAGGTCCAAGAAGACTGCTATTGCTTGAGACTGTAAACGATCCAGTACTTTGCACGGCATCAATACCAATCGAAAGAGCCGATGATGTGTTGTCCCCATCCGTGATAACCTCAACAGCACCAGCCGAAGGCAAGCCTCCAAGCCCAAAGGTTTTAAGAAGCTGGGGATAGCTAGTCGAGATATTCTGTGTACCTAAAGTGGGCATTTATCCTCCGTTAAGCCGGGATCGGAGCGCATCCCAAGCCACGCTAACAATAGCACCAATAGAGCCTGCCACAAGTAGCATCTTGGTCTTCAAATGCTCCAAAGATGTCACCCTGTTGGACAGGTCGCCAAAGCTGGATAAAGAGCGTTCCACCATCCCGATTAGGGTAACTTGGCGTTCTTCCATTCGGGCAAGCCGCTCGGAAACGGTTTGCACCTTGTCGCGCAGGTCATGGATCTCATCAAGACTCACGACCTTTACCCTCCAGATACTTTAGAGCCACGGCCAGATGCACGACAGCGTCCACAATCTCGTCCCGATCCCGACCCTCCTCCACAATGCGCTTGATCGAGCGGTTGACGGATAGCAGGTGCTTCACCTTCCCGATGTACTTCGTCTCCCTCGCAACCGTGTTGTTCTCCCCAGCAAACCTCAACGCCTCCTTGAAACAGGCGTACTCCTTTTGCGTCATCAAGAAACGCAAACTCAAATTGGTGAGCCAGATGGCGATGGTTTTCCACATGGACTAGATGCCCTCCGGCACGGGCGGGGCGAGGAACTGGACGGCATCGGCCTCGTCGTTGGTTTGGGCGGCGAGGATCAGAGCCTTGCATCGCAGGTATTCGTTGCGGCAGGCGGCGATGTAGGACTTGATGGCCTCGCAACGCTTGGGCGGGTAGATGCCGAGAGCGGCGTTTTGTTGGGTGGATTCGTCTAGGCCAGCGGATTGGATGGAGCAGGAACACGATGACCTAATACCATTTATCATTTGATTTTTGTACAATCCCAATGGAACAATGATTTCGCTTCTTTCAAGAAGATTGCCAGCATTGTCGTAAGTCGATACGTATGGCATTTTTATACCTTTCTAACCCACAAGACGGAGCCTTGATAACCTGTCCATCCAGTTGTAGCGAGAGATGATGGTAGCCCGTCTGAATAATTTCTGGACACATATCCACCGATTGTTCCGATGTTTGTGTTTAGGTTTGAATTATTATTGGCATCGTAAATTGAAAATGGCCTTCCAAAAGTTGCGGCTACTGGCGAGTAGGTCAAGGTGGCCCCAAAAGAATCAATAATCCATGCACATATATATGCTTTTGTCTCAATCAAAAAATCAGAAACAGCAACCTCGGCAAAGCCTGAAGAAGCCAATGATATTGTGCCGGACGTAACTAAAGAACCCTCATATCCATTTGTATTTATTTCATAAATTCCAGCTTTTATGTTTTTCCCAGCGGAACCTGTATTAACATAGCAAGCAATCCTGTTAAAAGTTCCTCCCGAATAAAACATCTTTCCCTTGATCAAAAGATTTGCGCTAACATTTAATTGCGACCAGTTGAATGCCGCTTGGCCTGCAATGACAGGCCACCCAACATAATCAGTTCCATATTGACCACCCGCAGGGAACACGGATGCCTTAAATGTTGCGTCCCCAAACAAAATATCGCCTTGATCCCCCGCCGCCGGAGCGGGAACCAAGCCTGCCGTGCCTGCGGTGGAGCTTGTGGCTCCGACCATGTTGGACACCGTTGTGCCGCCGCCGCCACCGAAGAAGCCCATAACTAGCCCTGAATCCCAACGATCCGGCCAGTGCCGGTTGAGGTTATAGCGGCGATTGCGCCGGTCGGGATGAAATTGGATTCCCAGACAATGCCCTGGCCGGATGTAAGCTGAATGTCGTCGGTCGCACTTGCTGTGCCGTTGGTGTCAATAAACACCGTCCCGCTGGTGCATTGCACAAGCAGGTAGTTGCGGGTCGAGTTGGTCGCAAACAAGGTTCCGTTGCTGGTGGAAACCGTCAAGGTTCCAGTGCTTGTCGTACCACGAACAGAAGGAATCCCATCCGCCACATCCGCCTGAAGCGTGGTAAGCAACGCCTCGATCTCGGTGAGATTGGCGTTAATCGACATGGTCCCGCCGGAAAGCGGTCCCAAGCTCTCAATAATCGTGTTCCACTGGCGGCCCATTATTTTGTCTCCATTGCGTCAACTGCGCTCTGCATCGTTGGGGTATTAGGGTAGATGGTTTCTGGGAAGTCGTCAACGCCCTGCTCCGGCTTGCACCCAGCAAGCAGAAGGCAGAGCGTCAACGCCCTAACCACAAATTTAGTCCTTGCGGACGTAGATTGCGATAGGCCCGCCAGACGTCAGGATGACTTGGGAGATGTCTCCCACGACGGTCGCGCCAGCCGCAATGGCAAGCCCGGTATGCGTCACACCGCTGATGGTCAGTCCGATGGTGCCAACCGAAAGGGCGGTGACACCGTCGAAAGATCCGTCATTGGTGGAAGCAGACGTCGCAATGGTCGTCCCCGCCTCACCCAGAGTAAGTCTGGATAAGAGTCGCATTAGCTGTGCAGTGCGATGCGGTAGGAAGTACCGTTGAGGGTCACGTTGAGCGAAGCCGGGGCGGTCGCAACGGTGTTAACCGTGCCGCCGCTGGAAGCCGCCGTGATCTCAAACACATTGGTGAAGCCTTGGGAATCAAAGCGGAGAGCCTTGCCCTTGGCCTTACGTTCGGAACGTACAAATTCTTTCGCCATATTAACTCCTTTGAGCCGCCGCACGTTTGATGCTATCGGGCGTGTACCGGCTCTTGAATCTACTGCCAAGCTTTTGTTCCTGGCGGTAATACCCCTTCATAAGATTTGTTTGATTGACTCCCAGCGGGTTGTCGAGGGGTTCGCCAACCCCCACCAGGCTCAATCTTTGTGGCACGCTGAATCTTTTAAGGTAACGCGGGACCGAGTCCCGTTCCGCCACCGGCTTCTCCAGTTCGACGACAGATCCGTTGCGGGTGTCTTCGTACTGGTAGATCGGCATTAGGAGTAGTTATCCTTGTCGGATTCCTCGGCCATCTTCATCATTCGGTCTTCCTCGGACATCTCAGGCTCCTTGGATTCCTCGGCTTCAGGTTCCTCGGTCATCGCATTGCTCACGCTCACGATGGCCATATCGCCGTCAACCGACTCCACCTTGCCTTCGAGTTCCACCATGTCTCCGACTTCAGGCGTGGCGTTTTCCTCGCCCTCACCGAGTTCGAACATGGACAGAGGAAGCTTAACCATACCTTGTTTCATCGACTTCTCCTTGGTGGAAGGAGCGGGGGAGGTTTTATCCTCCCCCGCCTTCCGGGGACCCATACCGATAATCAGCATGGCTCCCATTAGAATTACGAGTAGTTCGACTTGCTGAACAACACCCGGAAGAACCGAGGGTCGAGCTGCTTGGCGGCGTAGAACGTCTTGAAGGACGCAACAACGCGCTGGCCGTAGGGGTCGGACTTGTCGGCTGCGTCGAGGATCGTGACCTTCGGAGCGAAGGGCGAACCGGAAGCGGCGACCGAGGACAAGCTCGGAACGCCAAACGCACCACCACCGAGCAACACATTCGCGTAGACCGCGCCGGTGCTGACCGTGGCTTCACCCACGCCGGAGGCGGAGGTGTTGAACGTCTGAACGTTGGTGGAGCTAATCACGCTCACGCCGAACAGTTTGCCAGTTTCGCCCTTGAAGATTTGATCCGGGGCGGAGTAGCTGGAGACCTTCAGCCAATCGTCGTCCTGCTGGAGATCGCGGATAACGGCAGGGTGCGCCACGAGGGCGTAGCCGTCCTTGATCTTGGGAGCGCGGGCGATGAACAGGCTGGTCGCACCGTCCAGAAGGTCGGTGGCGGTCATGCTGCTGTTGGGGGTGGAGGCCGTGCCGAATGTCGTGCCGTTGGTGCCATTCTGGGCATAACGGGCGTAGGACTTGACGGCAACACCAGTGCCAGTGCTGGTCGAGGAATCCTGAACCAGAGCGCGGTGGCAGAGGGTGTCGGCGTGCAGAGCGGCGTCTTCGCCGAGTTGCTTGGTGGCCTGCGCGAGGTGCGAGAATAATTCGGTAGCCAGCAAAACATCGGTGAGGATGATTTTGGAACCGTATTGCACCAGCGTGGCTTCGACCGAGGAGAGCGTCAGATCGCGCTCGTCACCGCTGGAAGGCGTGGTGCCTTCAGACAGGTTGGCGATTGCGCTGATGCTCGGGTCTGAGAACCGGAAAAACCGGATCGTTTTGTTTCCACCCGTTTTGGTCGGGTAGGGGGTTTTCATGGCAAACTGCTCCATCTGGAGCAAGGGGAGCGCACGCTCCAGCAACGCCTTCGAGAAGTACGTCTGGAACTGCGCGGTTACTGAACCAGTAGTGACCATTGTAGTTATATCCTTTTACGACTAACCGTTCCGATCAACCTCGCCCGCCATCCTCATCAATTCACGTTCCTGCTCGTCTAGCGAGAGTTCGTGAAAAGCTTTGGTCTTGGCCGGACCTGACGGTTGACCCGAAGCCGGTGTCGTCGCTTTTCTGAGTTGAGCGAGTTCTCGCTCATACTCTGCAACCTTCTTCTTCAAGTCGGAGGCGGTTTCCGCCTGGAGCCTAATCTTGGCAATCCCGACCGCATCCTTGATTCCCGCAGGGTAATTGCGGAGGATCGCGTGGTTTTGCAGCATTTCGGAAACGGCCTTGTAGAGCGAGCTATTGGAATCCTTGAGATCGGGGTTTGCCTCGACCTCCTCAAGCAGATTCTTGTCCCATGCCGATTTTAATTCGGCTTGGGTTTTCTGCTCGATTTCCTTGCGCTCCTCGGTCTCGACTTCGGTGGCTTTTGTCTCAGCGAGCTTTGCAAGATCGTCGCGGCCTTCTTCACGATAGCTCTTTGCCGCCTCCCGGTAATCGTCCGCGCTAAAGCGTCGATTTCCCGTTTTCGGCGTTTCAGAACCAGACTGTGAAGCCTCCCGCTGGGCTTTCGCCTGTTCGATGGCTTCACGTTCCGCTTTGAGTCTTGCTTTTTCCGCTCGGACATCTTCCCACTCTTTTTCGAGTCTGCCCTTGGCCTTCTCGTATCGGGTAGGCTTCTTTTGTTCGGAAGCCGA